TTGTGGTTTGTTTCGTTCACGATTAACATCAGGCGTATATCTTGGTTCTGCTCGTTGCAATTTTCCGTCTGGCCCCTTAATTGCTGCCGCACGAGAATCCATTCCGGTGGCACCGCGACTTGGCATTGCACGATACATTTTATCTTGTGATGCAGAAGTTTTACCGGGACGCAACCCAACATCTCCTGAGGTTTTTACTGGAACCAATCGTCCTCGTTCACTTTTATGTGTGACTTGACCATCTTTACCATACCGACCAAACGACATATAGGTTAATCCTTGTTGCTTTGCATCTTTAGCAGCTTGTGAGTCTTCATCCATTGCGTCAATTTGTTCGTTGATAATTTCACGAATGATATCCTTCAGTTGTGATATTTTCATATTAATTTCTCATATCGCGTAGACGAGCTGCTAGTTCAGTAAGTTTACCTTCTAATTTGACCATTTGTGTCGTCGTGCGTTTCCATAAATTATCATTGGACAATCCCGATTCTTTCTTTAATCGACTGTTCATTTTTAAAGCCCGTTCCACTAACTTTAATTGTCTATTTAATTCAGACATTGCGTGTCCAATTTTTTGGTGAGGTTGACGAGTTTCATCATTGCGATACGAATAATAATTCTCTTGAAGAGTTTTTACACCTTCTTGAATTGCCGCAAATCGTTCTTGGAGTTTATCACCTGGCTTGGTGTCTTCTGCCCCACGATGCGTCAGTGAATATCCAATGGACTTTGCCATCTGTTTAATACGATTCGTATTGCTGTGCTTATCACCGACAAATGCGTATGGTGTTAAATATCCAGCCACATTACCCGTGGTGCTTATTTCATTTAAGTTTTCACGGATGTGTTTGCGAATGATTTCACGCAATCTTTCTTCAATAGTCATGGATTATCTCAGTGAATCAAGTTCGTGTGAAATCTGATATGCAATCAATAGTGCTGTGATATAATTGTCCTTTATTTGATTTTTTTGTTGAATCTGCTGCAGTTGATGTACGACTTCATTAATTTTAATTTTTGTCACGTTGTCCGTAATTTTGTTTACATTCTTTTTAATGTGTCGAATTAAACTGATAGCTTCCGTAGACACATATGTACCAAATTTTTCAATATTAGTACCGTTATTAATATATTCGCGAAGCAAATTCTTTTGCTTATCACTAAAATTATTATACTTTTCGTTAAAACTTTCTAATAAAAACTTATACGACAAGTATCTAATTTCTTCGGGTTGATCTTTTAACATTGCCGAATAATTGGATTCTTTAACAATCTGCTCTTCTTTGAGTTCACCCTTCAAATGTTCCACAATCACAAATCGTGCCGCAACCATTTCATCAATTTGCATGAATACAGATTCATCAATATTCGCGGTACTGGTTGTTTCAAACAGTTTGTAGATAGACGCATGAACTTTATAGGAAGGAACTCGACCAGACATGAATTGTTTGAGATCACAATTTTGTTTAATCTCTCGGATCAATAAAAATTTCTGTGCATTTAGTAATTTTTCATTTAATGACGCCCGTCGTTGTAATACGACATCTAACATATTAAATGCTTTACCTTCCGAAAGTTTCGGTGCATTAAAAAAAGAACGATACAATTGTAATTCTTTTCCCAATTCCGATTTTGAGTGGAAGTGTTCACGCATCATTTTGACTGCAAAACTATCTGGTTTGCCGTCGAGAACATCTGCGGCAACTTTTCTAACTAATAATTCAAAAAGAATGCCTGTGTTCTTAATTTTATTGTGCCGTATATTCATATGTTATCCGTATTAAGACGAGTAAACAACCACCATATATAAGTAAATATAATCAAAATATATTAATCCTCTACTTTATCGGTAGATGATAGAGTTTCTGAGATAATTTGTTTATATCGACTAGTATTTTTTAACTGCAATTTTCCAAGGAAACTTTTTGTTTCTAACGAAAGTGCAGAACGTTTGTATCGTTTAGTATTTTCTTTATGTCCCAATGGGTCACGGCCAAGAGGATGTGCATCAGTACCAAATTTCAATCCTTCTCTGGGCCGTCCGCCTTTATTTTTCATAAGTGCTTCTTCTAGTTCCTCGTCGGGTTCTTCTCCAAGTGAACTATCGTCTAAACTTTGTAAAATTTGATCTACGTCATCAATTTGTGCCTCTTGTTCATCGGGAGCAGATTCTTCTTCTGGCGGAACTTCGTCGGTTGGTGCCATTTCTCCACTCACTTGTTCTGGTGGAGCCTCGGCTGGTTGTTGTTCTTGTTGACGTTTGACATCTTCGATAATCTTCTTCCGTTCTTCAATAATTTCATCATCTGACAATTCAAGAATGTGATGGTATACCCAATCTTGCGAAAGAAGAGTGGCTTGCCCACCAGTCATTTGTTGTGCCAATCCAAACTTTTCTTTCCAGATATTAATCTTTTCTTGTTCGTATAACGTGGAAGGATTTGTTAACGATAATTCAAAGTTAACGAGTTTTTCATCCGTAAATCCTTGCACATATAAATGAATGATGGCAATCTTGGTGAGTTCCGATACCATGATACGTTGAACACGTTCAATGGTTCGTGCAAATCGTACATCTTGTGCTGCCAAGGTTGCTTTACCACTAATATCTTCTTCGTATCCAATGAAGGCCTTGGGAACTTTAAATGCCGCAAGTAATTTTTTGCGAAGATATTCAATGTCTTCAATTGCGTTAAATTGTAGACCTTGCATAGTGTCAATTTCCGTTCCACTATCCTTGCCACGTACTGGGAGATAAAAATCTTCGGTGATATTCATCATATTATATCGAAGATTATAATCCCCTGTTTTTGGATCAACTAATGGTGTTTTCTTCGACCGATCAATGATACGATTCATATACGTATCGACTTCGGCGGGTGGAATATTACCAATATCAATTTTGAACTTCCGTTTATCGGGCGCTCTCATGATGCGATGAATTAACATTGCATCTTCCATTAATTGCAATTGTTTCCACGTTCTCCGGCCCCCTTCAATCATGGCTTTTCCGTAGGGGAGGAAATTTGTATCGGATAATAAACGAAAGTGAGCAATTTCGTAATTGTCAAAATCTTTCTTGCCCAATTGTAAGAAATCGGTATCAATAGAGAATCGTACAGAGAACGGGTTACCAGGTTGTTCACCTTCTACACGAATAGTTTCATACACGGACAACGGAACGGCGTTAACAATGCCGTATTCAGGATCAATGTCTAAATATAAAAAGAAATCTCCATATTTTGTCATATTCCGAACCCACGGCCATAAATTAAATTCTACATTCAGAATGTCATAGAATAAGTTATGAAGAATTTCTTTAATCTGCGTGTCATCGGTTTTAATCGTGAGAATACGATCAAATTCGTCTTTCACGGTACTTTCGTCCGCATAAATGTCGAGCACCGAAGCAATGATAGGATCATTGTCCATCATGTCATAATCACGGAACAACTGTAATCGTGCTCCTTGAAATGATGCTGCTGCTTCATACCGACCATGTGATGATCCATATCCGCCAGTGGCAGAATTATATACACGATGATACCGATCAACACCTCGTCTGTTAATAAACGATTGTATTTGATCGGTGTCTGCAATACGAAGTTTTTTTCCACCGACATTTCTTACAATCGTGTTCGTGGAAAAAAGTTTCTTTAGTCTACCAAAAATTCCATTGTTACTAATATCTGCCATATCTCCTCACTTAATAGTTACAGGCTTCGTCTAATGCTTTTAGTAGTGGTCTAAAATCCACATCCTTTTGAGATTCTGAGATCTTCACTGCTTCATTACGCATTTCATTGAGTTTTACATAGGTTGCTGCAATTAATAACTGCCATTCGTTCATATTAAACTGTGTATACGGTAACGAATTTAAATTTGTTGCCATCATACTTACTTCTGCAAAGGTTTCCGTCAATGTTTTTGCGTGCGCCGCAGATATGCAACACGTTACCTTTTCTAATAATGCCGTCAATCGCATTAAATTAATTCTATTTTCTACATTTTCACGAAGTATTGATTTTAATGAAAGTGACATCTTACTTCTCCTTGTTAAGTTGCTTCCGAGTTTTTTTCACATCTTTTGGTTTTGGTGCGCCATTAATATATCCACCAGAAAGAGATAACCCAATTCCCCCCGTTGGAGCACCATCTTCCTTTACTGTTGATTGTTCCACATATTTTTTTAGTAAACTATAATACTTTGGATTTTCTCGGAGATGTACTGCGGCAATCATTGCAGTTTTTACTAAACTTCCATCCGTTACATCTTGATGTTCCAATTCAACATTCATGCCCATATGAAATTCACTGAAATTAAAATCGTATTCCATGTTTTTATATACCCGCATTGCTTCTTCCTTACCTATATAAGTATCACCACTCATGTAGGGAGTTTCTTTTTTTGGGGTTTCTTCCTTGAGTAAATCACGGAGTCGTATCATAATCTTACCATTTACGGCAGCTCCAGTAGCGTGCACTGGTTCTATCTTTTGCCGTTGCACATTTGTGCCGTGCTCTAAAACTTTTTCTACGAGCAGGATTTGATTTTTTAATTCTCATGTTTGGGTCACCAAAATTTACTTTCTTGACATTTCCCGTACTTGGGTCTTTCACAAACACTTTGAATTTTTTTACATCGCCGCGCATAGGTTTACCAATTGATACTTTGCGACCTTGATATTCTGCTTCCTCAAGAACATTTTCGTGTGCTAACATGTATTCTCTGAGACATGCCGAGCAATATTCGTCTATAGTGTCCATTTCTTCGACTTCGTTAATGGGAACACAATTAGGAACCATCTTACCACCTTTATCTTTCATTCCTACTTGTTTATATCCTTCCCAACATGCTTCATTTAATCCAACAGACGGGTCAGTAAAACGACCCGTTAACGTTTTGTGTAAATTTGCGTCTGGGTTAGGTATCGCATAATATCTATCAAAATCGGGCTGTGGTGCGCTAAAGTTATCATCACCATATTCACACAATCCATTTGCGTCACCTTCATTACATTTTCTCCAGCGGCCACCTTTACTTTTATAATTTTTTGCAGCCCATCCGTTTGCATACGCAGATGGGTACACATCAAATTTAGATTTTGCAGCAGATTTTGATGCTGACCATTTACCTGGATCAGTTGGGCAATTTTTTTCTAAAAATAAAGTTAGTCTTTCTTCTATATTCATATTTTTATTTTGTTTCTTTCCTTGGCAATGTGCTTTTTGACTAAAACCTTTTGGATTATTACAATCTATTGAATTTTTATATTTTTGACTCCACTCTTCATTTTTTGGTTTAGTAGAAACATTTATTGGTTTTTTACCCTGTCCGCTACTATCTTTTCCACCTCTGCCTGCTTTATTCTGTGCTGCTCTTTTTCGCCTAGTTGCACTTTCTTTTTCTTTTTTACTCATTCCGGCCGCCTTTGCCGCAGGAACACATTTTGCATAACCTTTCTTTTCTCCCGAAGTTCCGCAGGGTGGGTGTTTACCATTGACTTTTTTGCCAATGTTTACCCATTTTTCTTTAAACCACTTATCTAAATCTTCGTTCATATATCTATTTTAAAAATTTAAGTTTATAAATAGTTGAACTAATTAATCCAGAAATTTCATCCACGGTGTTATTGAGTTCACCGTCTTGTGGAAGCGTTTGACGAATCATATCTACAAATTTTTGTAATCCCATAAAATACTTTAGAACTGAATCGTCTTCAAATATCTGTGTTGGGGAGGTATATCCCTTGATAATACCATATCTGCCTTGCGCCATTTCTGCATAAGAATCAATGAGGTCTATAATATCATCATAATATTTATTTAATGCTTTGTGTGCGGCAAATGAAGACGTTTGTAAATGAAAAATATGGGCCTGTGTTCTACTGCTCATCAAGGTTGATAAAAACTTGGCAATTTCTTCCATTTACTTCCTCTTAACGTTAACACCTTCATTTAAGTTGTCATCTGTTGACATGGTAGGTGTTGCAGGTGTACCTTCACCATTTCCAATAGTATTTGCTTTGTTTTTTTCATATTGCAAATAATTGTATGCCGCATTAATATAGTCTGATGCCTTTGTAATTTTACTTTGAATCCATGCTTCTAATTCTTCGTTATCACCCAACATATTATATAATTCGCCCGATTGTTTATTTAAACTCATCAATTGAGCCTTGGCCATATATCCTTCACCATCATCACTTGCATCGGCAGGTGAAGCCTCGCCGGTAACAACGTTGTCAGAAACTGCTTCTCTTTTTAGAGAACCTACTGGTTTTAGTGTTACCAATCCCATTAAACGTATCATAGTTATTCTCCGCCCTTTAAGGCTATGCTGGATGCCGATGCATAGAGGTATGATTCCCAATCTGCGCCGTGTTTTTTCTTGAATTTTGCTACTACCTTTTTATTATTTTTCATTTTATTACCGAGGACTTTCCGTTTTTCTATTTGCGAGTCGGTCATTTTTCGGCGAGGAGGAGATTTTCTATCGTATGGTTCTGGCACTGATTTTTCATCTACGGGTGCCATTTCAGCAAAGTATTTATATAATTCTTCTTCAATTATTTCTTCCAACTGACCACGTTTCATAAAAAATCTCCGTAAGATACGTACATCTCAATATAAATATAAACAACTTTCATATTACATGAATATTATTTCAACAACCAACGAATATCCTCAGTTTCCATATTGCCAATTTGCATTTCATATGGACTGACAACCATATCATTGGGTAAATTTCCACGTTTCATGAAAGGCGTACTGGAGTAATCGGTGTGATTAAGTGCCAACTTCGTTAGTTCAATTCCTTGTTGACGTAATCGCAATGCCGTATCACGAACCCATAATCCAATGCCCAATGCCATCACCAAATCATCATTGTATCCACTTAATGCTTCTGCGCGGCCATTCTTCCAAATGAATGTTTCTAATTCTGCCAAGGTTCTGGATGATCTAATCGTAATTGACGTTTCCCGCATATATTCTTCCAGCTTTGCAATAATTAATGGTCTGGTTCGTTGTGAAATTACGAATCCCGCCACCAAATTACGTTCACTTTTATACGATGCTTGATGTTCTACGTCAATATACTGCATATCCTTGGACATATAAAACAAATTTTTGTATCCACGGTCAATAATTTGTTGTACAGAACTCCATCCAATAGAACTATTGTCTGGAATAAGCAGTGCATCATTATATTCTGTTGCCAACGATACCATCAGATTACCAAACTCTTTAGTCGGAATTTTTCCTTTATATTCTGCTACTTGAACGGATCGTTCTGCGTCAATGATATGAATGGTAGAATAATCTTCACCATCTCCTCGTGCAACGTCGGCCGCAGCAATATAGGTTCTACTTGCGTCGGGATATTCCCACACCCATAAATTTCCATCAAATCCTTGTTTGGAAATAGGTTCTGTCACATAGGTTTTCTTATAAAACTCTAGTATTTGTGGGTTAACCACCGTATTGCCCGAGAAAATAAAGGATGCGTCATGTTCTTGCGACGATTGCATTTCACCCATCATTTCTGTTTGTCGATCTCGCCACGCTTGATCACGTTCTGGGTGCACTTTCCAATCTAAGAGAATGGGATTGAAACTATTTGATTTAGTTTCTGCTTGTTGCCACATCTTATGAAAGAAATTACCCACGCCGTTTGGCGTTGATAGTAACATGGCTTTACCACCCGTGGATAGTGTGGAAGATGCGGCTGTCCAAATAATATCTGCATCGTCGATGAACGCTGCTTCGTCCAGAATCAATAAGGACAATGCTTCGGAACGACCGGCGTCTTTACTACTTGCCACGGCCTTAATTTGTGACCCGTTGGCAAATTGCAATGACAGTTTATTATCGGTTGTGCAATTACCCCGTAACCACACGGGTAAGTTTGCGTGCATGAATCGTACTTTTGTGACGAGATTCTTTGCCGTTTCTTGTTTGGTAGCAATAACAAGAATGTTTTTGTCACGATGAAATAATAATAACCACAAAGAATATCCGGCCACCAATGTGGAAATACCAATCTGTCTGCCCTTTAAGATAATATTATTATCATGTTCGCCAAAATCATGAAGGGCATCTTTTTGATACTTATATAACTCAAATAATACCTTTCCCCGAATTGGATGTTGAATATACGAGTATTTACTTAAAAAGTATTCTGCGCTCATTGCACATTTTTTGTATTCTTGTTTAATAAGATCTTTTAAATTTACTTGTGTCATAACCAATTACCGTTTGAGTTCTGCTCCAGCAACTATTCCCAATACAAATCCCGCAACTCCAACTACCGTTCTACTAGGCTTGGGGATAAATCCAAAGAGCTTATTTGGATTTGGTGCTGGCTTTGGAAGTGTGCGAAGTATGTACTGTAAACTATCTGCCCGAGTAGAAGATATTGCTACGGCACGTTGTAACAATACGGTTTGTGAATTTTTTTGTGTAATTATTGACTGCTGATCAATAATCACCGAATCCGCAAGTACTATTTGTCCTTTTAAATTTCCAATAATACTATCTTTGTACACGACTACTAACGAAGTATCTGTTGCTAAATTCGTTAATAAATTTGCGCGCGTTTCTAACTCTGTTAAATCTGTCTTTAATAGTTTTTGCTGAGTTGTTCGCTGAACAATGTTGCTGTTCAATTTCTTAACGATGTCATCTTTTTTTATACTTTCCTCTTGCAATTTTTCCACGACAGTTTTTAATGAATCTGCGTAATTTGATACTTTTTCACTATTGTTTTTAAATTCTGCATATTTTACATTAAACTGTTCTTGCTTACTGTTGCCGCCGGACTTACCAAGCATGAATGAAATAATAAATATGACACCGCCGATGATGGCAAGTCTACTCACCGAAGTTAATGTGCTGAATTCTTTACTAAAATTAATCAATGATGTCAATAATTTATTCATGTTATTCTCCAGTTTCTACTTCGGTGAGAA